ATGAAGTCCTAATGGGTAAATTCAAAAACAAAAAAGTAAAGGTTAAGGATATAGGAAAGGACCAGCACGGAATGCCGACTATAAATGGTAGGCAAGCAACTACATTTCGTACGGTAAATGAAGCCAATGAAATGGGTGGTGTAATGCAAGATGACCAAAGTTATCGTTCACCCTATACTAATAAGTGGGAATTGTATGATAAAAGAGGTAAAACTCATGCTGAAATAGTTGGATATACTGTACATGGTCATACTTCCGACTCATTTAAAGAAAAAAAGAAAGGAGTTGTATTACCATCGCAAAATCCAACCGAAGAAAATGGTCCAGGTAAAAGATGGATTCACCCGATCAAAGGTGAAAAATATACACAAGAGAAAAAAGAAAAATGGGAAATGTACCCATTTAATTCTCGTCCACAAGCATATACTCCGCCACCCGATGCAGGTCCACAAATTGATATATTCAAATACACAAAACCAAAAGTAATAAAGGAAAACATTGAAGAATGGAATCAACTACTTTTAGAAGGTGGAGCATATGGACACATGTCGCATCCGTTTGATGATATGGAATTAACATTTGGACAACTTAAAGATATTATTAGTAAAGCATTGGATGGTGATTTAGGAGTAGTAAGAGAAAAAACCGATGGACAGGCTTTAGCAATAAGTTGGAAAAACGGCAGATTAATTGCAGCCCGTAATAAAGGGCATTTGCAAAACGCAGGAGAAAACGCAATGGGTATTGAAGATGTTGCAAGTAAGTTTGCAGGACGTGGTGGATTGACAGATGCATATAATTACGCAATGAAAGACCTATCAGCCGCAATACAAAGCCTTTCAAAAGGTCAACGTGATAAGGTATTTAATGAAGGTAAATGTTTTATGAATATTGAAGTAATTTGGCCCACATCGGTAAACGTAATTCCATATGGACAGGCTTTATTAGTATTTCATAATACAACTTGTTACGATGAAAGTGGAAAAGCAATTGGAGCAGACCAATCTGTAGCACGTACATTGGCTGGTATGATAAAGCAAATCAATGCAGATGTACAAAGTAAGTATACAATACAAGGGCCACCAATAACATCAATTCCTAAAAATCAAAACCTTAGCTCTCTAAAAGGAAAATACCTTTCTAAACTTTCAAAACTACAAAGTGAATTTGGTTTGGCAGATGATGATACTATGGCGCTCTATCATCAAAGTTGGTGGGAAAACTATATAGATAAAAATTGTCCAACCCAAATTGATAAAATTACAAAAGAGGCATTGGTAAAAAGATGGGCATTTGGTGATAAATCATTCCGTTTAAATACTATATCAAATGAGGATATTGTAAAGTGGGCTATTGATACTGATAAAATAAATGTAGCAAAGCAACAAAAAGAAAACATGCAACCATTTGAAGAAATATTTTTAGGAGTTGGAGCAGATATACTTTCTTTTGTAAGTTCGGTATTGACTGTTCATCCAGATTCGGCAATTCGTAATATGAAAGACAGATTGAAAGATGTGGCAGAAAAAGTAAGAACTGCTGGAAGTCCCGCTCAAATACAAAAATTCAAAAGCGAATTGGAAAGATTAAATAAATTAGGTGGAGTATCTAATATAGTAGCAAGTGAAGGTTTGGTATTTTTTTATGGTGGAAAAACTTATAAGCTAACCGGAACATTCGCACCGGTTAATCAACTATTAGGTATTTTCTACGAATAATTTGATATATATTAAAAACAGTTATAAAAATAATAGTATGGAAAAAAGAACAAGTTGGGAACAAAAAAACAAATACATTCATAAATCTCGTAAAAAAATTATTGATACGGTATTTGGTAGAGAAGATAATACACAACAAACTTTTGGTTATGAAGGTGAAGTAGAACCGGAAAGAAATATAGATGATATTTGGACAGATAAAGACGGAAAAACTTGGCAGCAAAAAGAAGGATATAAAATATCTGTAACAAAATTTGATGAACTTCGTGAGTATCTAAAAATAATAACCACATGTTCAACAAATGAGTGTCAAACCCAAAAATATGATACTGCCGATAAAAAGGCAATAGCAAAAACCGGAATGTGTTTTAATTGTTTAATAAAATATGAAGATGCGTTGAGAGCAGATGGAACGTGGCTGTATTATGAAGATTATAAAATATCAAAAAATAAACTCGGCACAGTTAGAGAATTAAAAGAACAATATGAAGAAGCTCTAAAAGGTATATCAAATCAATTACAAATGATTAATGAGGATGGTACGATTAGTGAATGGAAGTGGGATATTGATATTAATAAAGTAAAAGCTGATATAGAAACCGATATTGAAGGGGCTACAACGGCAATTGAATTATTATTGCAAAGAATAAAATTATTAGAAGATAAATTTATTGAGTTAAATCACCCTGAATTAATAAGATAATGCAAACGGTAAAAACAATATTAATTGTATCATTTTTTTTATTCATAGCATATTGGATAGTGTTTGAATTAACGCCTGCTTCGGATATGAGCGAACAAGTTTATAAAAAAATTGATTCACTAAATCACAATATAGATTCATTGACTCAACAAAACAAACGATTAGATAGTTCTATTGAAAAATATACAAATCAAATTGATGAACTTGATAAAAGTATTGATAAAATTAAAAATGAAAAAACAACAATAAAAGAAATATACCATGAAACAATTACTAATGTTGATAATTACAATGGTAATCAGCTTGATAGCTTTTTCTCAAAAAGATACTATCCCAAAGATTAAATGTTTTCCAATACCGGTTGTAAAATTGATTACCAAAGACCTTTTAAGCGGAGATTCTGCAAGGGCTCTACTTAAATTAACCGAAAGGCAATTGGATTCAACTATACGTAAAACATATATGCAAGACTCTATAATAGGGAGTTATAAACAAAAAATAGAAAATTACGATACTATTGTTGGTTACGAAAGAAATAAATTTAACACATTACAAGGCTACACCAATAAATTAGAGATAGACTTAAAAACTGAAAAAGTTAAAACTAAATTTTTACGTTGGGGAACTGGCGGATTATTATTATGTTTAGGTGTAGTTGCATACATACTAAAATAATACTATGGCAGTACAGGGACAACCAAAAAAAACACTCAAAGAAATTATAGCAGATGAATATCGTAAATGCGGACAAGACCCCATTTACTTTATGAAAAAATACTGCGTTATTCAACACCCGACACGTGGTAAAATTCCATTTCACCTATATTCATTCCAAGAACAATGTCTAACTGATTTTAAAGATAATCGTTTTAACATTATACTCAAATCTCGTCAATTAGGACTCTCAACACTTTCAGCTGGATATATACTTTGGAAGATGTTATTCAATCAGGATTTTAATGCACTCGTTATCGCAACAAAGGTAACGGTGGCTAAGAACTTGGTTGAAAAGGTAAGAGTAATGCATGACCTACTTCCGATATGGTTAAGAGATGGTGGTAATAGCTCGGTTGAAGATAATAAGTTATCTCTTAAATTAAAAAATGGTTCACAATGTAAAGCAATCGCATCTTCACCTGATGCCGGACGTTCTGAAGCACTATCACTATTAGTTGTGGATGAGGCAGCTTTCATTCGTGATATTGATGAAATTTGGTTATCAGCTCAATCAACCTTATCTACCGGTGGTGCTGCAATTGTATTATCTACTCCAAATGGTGTGGGTAATTGGTTTCATAAAATGTGGGTTGATGGTGAAAGTGGAGCAAACGGTTTCCACAATATAAAACTGCATTGGACGTGTCATCCAGAAAGAAATCAGGATTGGCGTGATGAACAAACCCGTATTTTGGGAATCAAAGGAGCAGCGCAAGAATGCGATTGTGACTTTGTAAGTTCCGGTGATACGGTAATAGACCCACAACTTTTGTTATGGTACAAATCAACATACGTAGTTGACCCGATTGAAAAGCGTGGATTTGATGGAAATCTTTGGGTGTGGGAGCATCCAAACTATAACCGTCAATATATGGTTGTAGCGGACGTTGCACGTGGTGATGGTTCGGATTACTCAACCGCACAAGTAATTGATATTATGGATAGTTCGCAAGTGGCTGAATATAGGGGAAAAATTGAAACAAAAGATTTTGGAAATTTCCTAACAGCATTGGCAACTGAATATAATAACGCATTACTTGTAATAGAAAACTCAAATGTGGGATGGGCTACAATTCAACAGGTTATAGATAGAGGTTATGGTAACTTATTTTATATGAGCAATGACCTTAAATATATTGATGTTGAAAGGCAAATGAGTAATAAATTTTATAGAGATGAACGTCAAATGGTAGCAGGGTTTTCTACTACATCAAAGACTAGACCTCTTATTATTTCTTCATTGGATTCATATATTCAAAACAAAGATATACTAATCCGTTCAATAAGATTAGTAGATGAATTATTTACTTTCATTTGGAATGGTGGCAGAGCAGAAGCTATGAAGGGATATAATGATGACCTTACAATGGCATTGGGAATAGGTTTATGGGTAAGAAATACAGCGCTTAGATTGAAGCAAGAGGGAATAGATTTAACAAAAACTATGCTAAACTCAACGCAAATGAATCAATATCAGG